CACCAAGAATTAATGGAGTTTGCGAAGTCTAAGGGATGGAAAGTAAAAGTGTGGGATGCACCTATAGAGTTAGAAATATACACAAGAGAAGTTGCTAAAAAGGAACTAGGAAAATGAAAACATTTCAAGATTTTATAAATGAAGGCGTTAATGACCCAGGCATCTTCAAAGCATTCTTCACTGCTGGTGGGCCAGGCTCTGGTAAATCTCATGTTGCTAGAGAATCTGGTGCTGGTAAAATGAATCCTTACGGACTAAAGGTAGTTGACTCAGACCCACTATTCACTAAAATGTTAAAGGATGCTGGTAAAGCAACTACTGCAAAGGACATACATTCAGATGAGGGTCAAGCCATAAGAGACAGAGCCAAAGCACTTATCACCAAACAAGAAAAGAACTATATGGATGGTCGCCTTGGACTCTTGATTGATGGAACTGGTAAAGACTATAACAAGATAAAGAACGCATCTGATAAACTTAAAGTTTTAGGATATGATACTTATATGATATTTGTCAATACTTCTTTAGATGTTGCTCTACAAAGGAATGAAGCACGGCCTAGAAGTCTAGATGAGGATGAAGTGAAAAAGATGTGGGATGCAGTTCAAAAGAATATGGGAAAATTTCAGTCCTATTTCGGTAGAAGTAGTTTTCTCCTAGTAGACAACAATTCCGCCGGTGAAGATGTTTTCACTAAAATATTTGTAGAAATTGGAAAACTAATTGATACAAAACCATCAAGTAGAGCAGCAAATGCTTGGATAAAGAATCAGCACGTTATCAACAGAAGGGGTTGACAAATCCTACAGATGTGGTATAATAATACTATTGACTGACAACTTCACCTTCCCTACATTATGAGCATAATTACTGATACAAAATATCTGAGTCTTCTCTCTCCGCGATTAGACCGCTTCAAGAAAGTCAGAGACTATCTCTGGAACTTTCGTTGTCCTCAATGTGGAGATTCCCAAACATCAAAATCTAAAGCAAGAGGGTATGTCTATCGTAAAAAGACAGACTTGTTCTTCAAGTGTCATAACTGTGGTGCAGGTCAGTCTGTAGGCAATCTTATCAAAGACCTTGATCCATTTCTCCATAAACAATATCTCATGGAGAGATACCGAGCGGGTGAAACTGGTAAAAGAAAATCTAAAGCACCAGAGTTTAAATTTGAAACACCAAAATTCAAGCCAAAGCAAACTCATATAGATTTACCATCTATAGAATCCTTACCAAAAGAACACTATGCAAGAGTTTATTGTGAACATAGAGTAATACCTCAACAATTTATGAACAAAATCTTCTATGCAGAGGATTTCAAGAATTGGGCCCTTTCAGTATGTCAAGTCGATTATTCAAATTTGATGAATAAAGAACCAAGGCTAGTGATACCCTTTTTCGATAAAGCCAACCAGCTTATCGGAGCTCAGGGGCGGGCCCTACAAGAATCTAAGATTAGATATGTGACAGTCAAGGTACATGAAGATGCACCAAAGGTATTTGGACTTGAAAGGTGGAAATCAGACCAACATACATATTTGGTAGAAGGGCCAATTGACTCGTTCTTTCTTCCAAACTGTCTCGCAATGGCTGGTGCAGATATGTCCGATTTGAGTATCCTCAATAAAGACAAGACCACACTCATATTTGATAATGAACCAAGAAACTTTCAAATAATAAAAGGTATGATAAGGTTCTTGAAGAGTGGTTGGAAGGTTGTGGTATGGCCCAATTCTGTTATATGTAAAGATATAAATGACATGGTTCTATCCAGCATAAAAGATGCTCGGTTAGTTGAAATTATAAATACAAATACTTACTCTGGTCAGCGGGGTGAGTGGGAAGTGAAAAGTTGGAAAAAAGTTTAGGTATGAAAGATATCCATCAACTAGGATTTGTAAAACTTCTAGATGTGATGGGTGACGATGAAGAAGTAGAAAACTCTGCTCGTATTAGTTATGGAGAAGGAACAAGAAAGACAAATCAAACGCGGAACCTAATCCGCTACCTTATGAGACATAGACACACCTCACCCTTTGAGATGTGTGAAGTCAAGTTCCATTTGAAATTACCAATTTTCATTATGAGACAACTCGTAAGACACAGGACGGCAAACCTAAACGAGTATTCTGGCCGTTACTCCGTGATGAGTAACGAATTTTATCTGCCTGAGGGTGATTACCTCGCCAAACAATCCACGACAAATAACCAAGGTAGAGATGAACCTCTGCCGAATAAAGGTTCACTGCAATATGAATTCAATAGGATTTATGATAATGCGACTATCGCGTATCAAGTTCTATTAGAAGAAGATCTTTCCAGAGAATTGGCGAGAGCGGTGTTACCTGTTGCTAATTACACTGAATGTATATGGAAGATTGATTTACATAATTTCTTTCATTTTGTAAAATTGAGAGCTGATAGTCATGCTCAAAGAGAAATTAGAGACTACGCAGATGCAATGTATGAATTGGTGAAACCCAATTTTCCTTTATGTTGTGAAGCATTTGAAGATTACAGACAAGAGGCAGTAACCTTTTCAAAACAGGAGATGGAAATTATCAAGGACAATATAGGCGGTAGTTGGACTATGGATAACTACAATCTATCGGAACGAGAATCAACGGAATTTTTAGAAAAAATAAAAAAAGGAGAGACAGAATGAGATTACCAACAGTTTATCAAGAATACATCCACCTATCCAGATACGCTAGATGGGATTACAATTTAAAGAGAAGAGAAACATGGGATGAGACAGTTGGTAGATATTTTACTTTTTTTACAGAACACTTACAAGAGAAACACGATTACAAATTAGAAAACGGAGAACGAACAGAGTTAGAGAACGCAGTCAAAAACCTCCAAGTCATGCCCTCAATGCGGTGTCTGATGACTGCAGGGCCTGCTCTCAAGAAAGAAAATGTAGCAGGATATAATTGTTCCTATGCTAAGGTAGATAGTCCAAGATCGTTTGATGAGATCCTTTATGTATTGATGAATGGTACAGGAGTAGGATTTTCTGTTGAAGAAGAACACACAAGTCAACTACCAGCAGTTCCAGATGAACTATATGATACTGATACCGTTATAGTAGTTACAGATTCAAAGTTAGGTTGGGCGAAGGCATTTAAAGAATTGATATCACTATTATATGGTGGTCATATTCCAAAGTGGGATGTATCTAAGGTAAGAGAAGCCGGTGCACCCCTCAAGACCTTTGGTGGACGGGCATCTGGCCCAGCACCATTAGTGGATTTGTTTAAATTTACAATAAATACCTTTAAGAACGCTTTAGGTAGGAAATTAAAACCAGTAGAATGCCATGATATCGTATGCAAGACAGCAGAAATCGTGGTTGTGGGGGGCGTTCGTAGGAGCGCTCTCATCAGCCTGTCTAATCTTAATGATCGTGAGATGCGTTTCGCCAAGCACGGTGATTGGTATAATCACAACGTCCAAAGAGCCCTCGCGAACAACTCGGTTAACTATAAAGAAAAACCAGATGTTGGTACTTTCATGCGAGAGTGGCTTTCCCTATACGATTCAAAGTCAGGAGAACGAGGAATTTATAATGGCATGTCAGCCAAAAAAACAGTTGAACAATTAAATGAAAGATATAAAGATGGAGATGGAGAATTTATTACAAGACGAGTTGCCAGAGAGGACTTTGGCACAAATCCTTGCAGTGAGATCATTTTACGGTCACGAGAATTCTGTAACCTCTCAGAGTGCGTTGTCAGACGAGAAGACACTCGCGAATCTCTCAAAGAAAAGGTTAGAACTGCGGCTATCCTTGGAACATTTCAATCAACCCTTACTGAGTTCAAATATCTTTCAAGAGAGTGGAAAAAGAATTGTGAAGAGGAACGATTATTGGGAGTATCACTTACAGGAATAATGGACAATCCACTTACAAATGGATCTAAAAAAGGTTTAGCAGAATTACTTGAAGAATTACGAAATGTGGCTTATGAAACGAATAAAGAATGGTCTGAAAAACTTGGTATCCCTACTAGTGCAGCAATCACGTGCGTTAAACCGAGCGGGACTGTTTCACAGCTCGTTGATTCTGCTTCTGGTATTCATGCAAGACACAATCCTTTTTATATTAGGACTGTAAGAGCAGACAATAAAGACCCTCTTTGTAAACTCATGCAAGATATGGAATTTCCAAATGAGGCAGATGTGACAAAACCAGAACATACAACAGTTTTTTCGTTTCCAATGAAAACTCCAAAAGGAGCAATATGTCGTATGGATATGACTGCATTGGAACAATTAGAACTATGGAAAGTTTATGCAACGAATTGGTGTGAACATAAACCATCTGTTACAATCTCCGTAAAGGAAGATGAGTGGGTTGAAGTAGCAGCTTGGGTGTACGAACACTTTGATTCTATTAGTGGTATATCATTTCTTCCATTCAGTGATCATGTATATCGTCAGGCACCATATCAAGATTGTACTGAGGAAGAGTACAAAGAAGCCTTAAAAACAATGCCAAAAAATGTGGATTGGGCAGAGTTATCAAAATACGAATCACAAGACTACACCATAGCAAGTCAAGAGTTGGCATGTACGGCAGGGGGTTGTGAAATAATTTAATAAGGACTAGATGAAACATACATTAATCATCATTATATTTACAATATTATTCACAGGGTGTACAATAAACATGACACCATCACAGGAACAAGTGGAGAAAAAAGTTCCTGCTCAAATAGAGATGAAACAAGCTGAACAGGTTACTCACAACCCTTGGCCTCAAGAGAAGAAAGAGTATTGGTATGCCCGATACTTTCATACAATGGCGAGTTATCCTTCAATTCAGCAGATGTTACAACCACATGAAGTATTTGAAATAGTTAAGTGTACCATATCAAAATACGAAGAAGACCACGACTACGAATGGTTCCTAGCTAATCTTGGAGAGATAAGGATACTCACACCTGCTAATAATAAGTATGTTTATGATACTACAACAGTGTGTGCGAATATAACAAAAGCTAAGAATAAAAAACCAGTAGATGTTAGAGATACTATTTAACTTAAATGAAGGAAATTTGATGCCCATAAACATTAAAATAAATGAAGATGACTATATACTTTATGAGATATTGTGCGATTACTGCGACGAAGAATACACAATTAAGTATATGATGAAAGACAGACCTAAACATTCTATTGAGTGTTGTCCTTTTTGCAGTAATTTAATTGAAGAACCTGCAGAGAGTGTAAATGATGAAGAAACTGGCTGGGATTGATTATTCACTAACATCTCCTGCAATATGTGTATGGAAAGAAACCAATGATAATAGACAGTTTAACTTTAATATGTGTGATGTATATTATTTGGAAACTGCACAACGACTCAAACGGGCCACCCCACATGAAATTTTAAATTTACATGCGGGGATATATCCAGAATGGAACACGGAGGAACAGAGACATGATTTACTTTCGGATTGGGCAATGAATATCATTGATGGATGTGAGGTATTCATAGAGGGATACGCATTTGCTACTTCTGGTAAATCTTATGTTCGTTCTGTTGCAGAAAATTCTGGATTACTCAAACATAAAATGTATAAAGCAAACCAGACCTTCACATCAATACCACCCACAGTTATTAAAAAATATGCCACAGGGAAGGGTAATGCGAACAAGGAATTAATGTGTGACGCATTTTATGAGGAATCTAATACACCATCAGACCTTCAGAAAACCCTTAGACCAAAATCAAATAAACTAACGAATCCTACAACTGATATTGTAGATTCTTATTGGATATGTAAATACGGCTGGAGAGAGCTTCTTGCACGACTCAACTGACAACTTCCATCAACTCTTTGAAATCATGAATCAAAGTACTCTGAGAAAGAGACAGAAGAGAGAATGGTATCATAGAAATAAAGAAGTAGTCCTTGAACAACAAAAGAGTAGTGAAAAGAAAAAGAAAAGTCAGAAGGAATGGTATAAGAACAATAAAGAAAAATGTATAACTAGAGCCAAACAATGGAATGAGGATAACCCTTCAGCAAGGAAGCTAATAATGGAAAGACATAAAATTAAAAATAACCCAAAGAGAGTGTGGTCAGATGGAAGTTGAACTGGATAATGAGGTAAGGAAAATGAGAATCATCAACTATCTAGATTATATGGATGATAGGGCGCTGCAAGACATAACTGTAGCTTTATATAATTTATCTAAACGAAGACAAGAAATTAGTAACAAAAAACAAATGGAGCAGGTGGATGAGACAGGAGAATAAATATGAAAAGTTGCCAAATAGTATGTATCCAAAAGTTAGACAACAAGTAGTGGATAGAATATCAACATTTGAAAAGGTTTTAGAAGACCATGCTGCTGCACAGAAGGAATCTCTAAAAATGATTTATGAACAACTTGAAGAAGCAAAAAACGATTTAAAATACCTAGATGAAGTTAATTGAAAATGGACTTTAAAAAAATAATATACGTTGATATTGACGGAACAATATGCGACACTCCATTTCAACAGGGCATTGATGTGCCATCACAGTATAGTCAAGCTACACCCCACTATGCTAGAATAGATGTTATTAATGCTTTATATGATGAAGGACATAACATCACATATTGGACTGCAAGGGGGTGTGTATCGGGGGAAGATTTTACAGAACTCACTCGTAATCAATTAGAAGAGTGGGGATGTCAGTATCATCACTTAGAGATAGGAAACAAGCCACATTTTGATATGTATATTTGCGACAAATCGTTCAACAGTGAATCCTTTTTCCACTATAAGGAGAGGGAATTGCCGTAACACAAACTTACATGGAGGTAGTCGTATATGGTGGAAATCATAATCAAAAAATGGACGGTTGCATCTGTGCAGGTTGTCTATTATATTCCAGACTATTTGAGTATAGTAAACGAGTTTGTTTGGCAAACGAAAGACCAACTACCAGACTATCCACGAATTGGAAAGTTCTTGGACTATTGGGATAAGAACATTGAAGGCCCAATCAAAGAATCCTACATATACGATCACGGTATACCTAAAATTAGGCATGTAGATAGAAGATTTAAATTCAATTAGGAAACCCATGTTTACTATAAAATATTGTCCAACCTGAAACTATTATCCTCAAGCAACCAGTTTGGCTGCTCACATTAATAACAATCTTTTGGATACGTGCGAAATAGAAGAGGGAAAACGAAGCCAATTTGATATATTTCGTAGTGGAAAACTATTTCTCTCCAAAGAAACCTTGGGCAGATTCCCCACAAAAGAAGATGTGGATGACATGATAGAACAATTAGAATCATTTCCAGAATAAAAATATTATTACTTAGACCTTCCTAAACACCATTCAACGACTTGACAAATACAAAAAAATAGTGTATAATAGCTATATGAAATAGTTTTCTATATCCTACTGGTGTTCCTGTATGGTTTTTACACTATATTTCCGTGTAGACCCGAATTATGAACAACCAGACACTATACACAGCTAAAAATAGAGAGATAACATGCACAAAGCAGTATTAATTTTAGTGATGATGATGTCAACAATATTCGTTGGATGTGAAGCAGTAAGACAAATTCAAACAGGATGTTATGGTTATTGGGAAGACAGCGGTATGAAGAGAGGAACAAGAGGAACGAGGAAGGATTTCTCAAAACCTTATCGTCAATGTGTAGAGAAGTCCGCACCACATAGAAACACCGAACAAAAACCATACGGATGATTATAACAACTACAGCAATGTTAGTAGTTCAGTCTATTATTTTAACATGGATTATAATAACCAGCCCAGAACCATGTCCACAAGAGTATGTGGGTAATGTTGAGTATTGTGAACTTACATATGTTGGATATAACCCCCATGCTGCTTGGCCGAGAACTCAATGGTCGCTAAAGGAAGAGTAACACATGGATAACAAACAAGAAGAAACAATGGCAAATACTGCTACAAATTTAGACAATCTAATGACAAGAATAGCAGCAGTTCCACTCGATGAAATAAGACTAGCAGTATTGCGAGATGAAGTAGAAGTACACAAATCGCGATTACAACCATCTGGTACAGGTACTATTCACACTACTATCTCTGGTATTGAACAAAGAATAAAGGAAATACAAAAATGAAAGCAACAATTTACAGAGGATTATCATGTAGTTGGTGTGATAGAGTAAAGACCTTACTCAAAGACAATGATTATGAAATAGAAGAAATCATGATAAACAAGACGATACTTGAAGAAATACAAACCAAGTACGATACAACAATACGAACTGTTCCACAAGTCATAATAGATGATGCTCTGATAGGAGGATTTGCAGAGGTCAGAGCTATGATGCGGGGCATTAATTCAATCAATAAGGTATAAAGAATATGCATAAAACATCACAAAAAGTAGACGATACATTATTTCTAGGAGTACTCGCCGCAATAACATTAGCACTATTGATATGGACTTCTCTAGTGGTATATGACATAAAACAAGATGTAAAAGAAATAAAAATTACAGTCAATGATATGCACCAAACTTACTCTGAAATGTTAAGACCACAAGCAGACAAAGTGGATACAGATATCTCAGCGAAATCATTAGACTAATCAAAGAGACAGCAGAGGGATTAAACGGTAACGATATGATATCAAATAACAACATCATTATAAGGAACCAATGAAATCGCAAAAACAGAAAGAACAATCATATGGATACGCGAGAGACGCTATCATACGCTCTTTACTCTCACATTACAAGATTAAACTTGAAGAGCTCTCTATAGAAGAATTAGAACAAAAGCTTTACGCAGAAGAAGCGACTATCAAGTTCAAAGAGATGCCATTCAGCGCGGGCAGTCTCTTGAACATCGGATTAGAACAGGCCATCAAAAACCCGATTCATACAGACCCACCACAGAAGGTTATATACAATCAAGAATAGAAGAACTGAAAGGACATTAACATGGACACTTCATTTGAAACAGAAACTAAGAACAACACAGCGAATACATGGGCATCATTCTGGTATATGATATTCATCACATCTATTATAGTAGCTAGTTGGGGTGAACCAGACCTAATCGACGCGTTCATATATTACCTTTCAGATGGGTATTACAAATGAAAGAAATAACACACATCAAAGGAACAAGAGTAAGAGCTCATACACAGAAAATGTACAAGGTAGGAATGGCACCCAACCTTTACGGATTATGGTCAGAAGATTCGCTAGATAGAATCACTGGAATAGAAGGAGCGATACAATACTCACATGAAAGAACTATCTACTACCTGAACGAAAAGAGAACAACAGTATGAATAAGACTAGACACAAAGGAGATGAATCAACCATAGCATTCTGGTTGCACATGAAGGCTCTCTATAAGGATGAACAGTAACAGTAACACAGTAGGGATGACTTGTTGCACCCCCGAGCGTTATTCATAGGGGCAATTCGGTGCGATTGGGTGCGATTAGGTGCGCTGAATTAAATGGCAAATAAACCTGCGCTATGTCGCGCTAGTCAGTCATCTTAATCCCCCCATTTACGACTGTCCCAGCACACACCAATGACTACTACACACCAATGCAGCTCTCAACACGACCCCCACCCTGCAGAAAATCCTATAAACAGCGCACAATTACACAGGAACAACGGCCAAATGGCACGATACTTGAAGGTAGCGCTTGGCACGGCACTTGTATTACTCACTAGGCATTTATTACCTACCCCCTCAAACGGAGCGCGGCCTCTGTATTCCCTCTAATACCAACGGCGTAATAATTGCAGAATTGTATTGACAAGCGGCACTCAAAGGAGGATAATTATATACATCGGCTGGCAAGAGAGAAACTTTTGCTAGTATAACCCAAACGAGAGATGAGTATGACTAAAGAGATGAGAAAGAAACTTCTTCAGGACGTGTTAGAGAACTGGAAACACAAGAAGAGGATGGAAGATGAATATAACCAAGCCCTTGTTGAAATGGGCTACACCCTAAAGGAGATTAATTGAGTATGATTGACTTGACAGGCACACACGAAGAGAACATGGCCGCTATAGACAGCGCGTCTATATCAGATGGGTTCAAGGCTCATGTGAGAAAAGAACTCAGAGAACACTTTGACAGTATGGACTATGTACCAGATTACATCTCTGGATGGGGGTG